GTCTTCTTCAAAGACTCACACGCAGGCTGATGTTACTCGCCGAGCTCGTCACCTCCTTTGGAGGTTATTTGCTCGTTTCGATCCGAAAGACATCCATCCACGTCATGGTCCGGGTGCCGTTGCTACCAAGCAAAAGCAATCCGCGAAATATGAATGGACGAATGTCTCGGCGAAGATCACAGACGTTTACCCTTTCGATGCGTATTTCTGCGCGTCGGTAGGCCATGTTTGTGACCGTTATCAACAGTTTTCTACTGTTGACGACAAGAGTTTATCCGCCAAGGTTATCCTTGTGCCGAAAGACTCTCGCGGGCCCCGATTGATCTCATGTGAACCAGTGGACTTCCAATGGATTCAACAGGGATTAGGTCGGGCCATCGTGGACCTTGTGGAAGGACACCCCCTAACAAGGGGTAACGTCCGTTTCACTGATCAAGAACCAAACCGGCTCGCGGCCAAATACGGCAGCGAAAGCGGCAGGTACGCGACACTAGACCTAGCTGAGGCCAGTGATCGCGTTTCTCTTGAGTTAGTTCGCCTGCTCTTCCCGGAACCCCTCCTGGGTCACCTGGAAGCGTGCAGGACTTCATCGACTGAGCTGCCGGATGGCAGGATATTAGAACTCAGAAAGTTCGCCCCGATGGGTTCAGCATTATGCTTCCCCATTATGGCGCTCTGTGTCTGGGCTATCCTGACAGCGGCCGCCGACGACGCAGACACTCGCAAGAGTGTTTACGTGTACGGCGATGACGTGATCGTCCCAACGGCTTACGCCGCGAACGCGATCGAACAACTCGAATCCTATGGACTTCGTGTCAATAGAGATAAGAGTTGCACCACGGGACCTTTTAGAGAGTCCTGCGGCATGGACGCCTTCCTAGGCGTCGATGTCACACCAGTCCGTTTCCGGACCGTGTGGTCGTCATTGCCCCGCCCTGAGTCATATACGAGTTGGATTTCGTACGCGAATTCCTTCTTTGATAAGAAGTACTATCGGACTTACAACCTAATTGTAGGCTGGCTCCAAGCCGTTTACGGCTCCATACCCGACGACAGCATGTCACTTGACGTGCCTAGTCTCCGATATGTACCTGAGTATCAGAAACCTAACCGAACCAGATTTAACCGAAAGCTTCAGAAGCTCGAGGTCAAAGTCTGGAATGTTAGGTCTCCTGCGCACACTGAAGAGATCGATGGATGGTCTATGCTGCTTCGGCACTTCGCCGAAACAGGTAGTTCTCAAACATGCGACTCCGCAGAAAAGACATACTGGCGCGAGGGCCCTATAGAGGGTCAGCCCGCCTTTTCAGTCAGTAAGTACACGGACC